CTTCACAGCGTGCTATGACCCCCACAGGGCTTGCTCGAGCACGTGACTTGATCAATGCAAAATCATTAAGCCCAGACACAGTGCGCAGAATGTTGGCTTATTTTACTAGGCACGAAGTAGATAAAAAAGGCTCGACATGGGCAACAAAGGGCAAGGGGTGGCAAGCTTGGCATGGATGGGGCGGTGATGCCGGTTTTAAATGGGCACAAAAGGTAGTTAAGCAAATGAACTCTGCAGACAATAAAACACAAGCACTTAGAGCATATGGTGAAGCTCTGCAACTGGCAGAGTCTGTGCCGGCTTATGACGTGCCTGATGGGTTAACCATTGGCAAACCATTTAAGACATTAGCACTAGGACAAGTGTCATCTAGAATGAATGGTGATGCAATTGGGCAGGCTATTGATAATGAGCTACTCACTGAGATGCTCAGGGTTTATAATGAACGCAAAAATGCAGACCCTGTGATCATAGATTGGCAACACGCCACAAGCCCATTCAACAACGGTGCACCTGCACCACCTGAGTCTGGCAATGCTTTGGGGCTCATCATAGATTTAGATCTCAGAGATGATGGCTTATATGCTACCCCTGCATATAATGAGCGTGGCCTTGAAGTTGTAAAAAATGCAGGCGGTGTGCTTTGGTCATCACCTGAGTTTATTGCCGGTGATGTGTTCACACGAGATGGTGGCACACCGGTGGGCACAGCCCAACTATTAGCAATTACTTTAACCCCACGCCCTGCGCAGTCTAATGATAAAATTAGCAGGGTTATCCTAAACGAAAGGCTATCTATGATTGATAATCTAGATAACATGTCTGCTGAGGATATGCGCTCTATGCTCATCGCTAAAGATGAAATTGTGCGTGAACTTGAAGACAAGATCAAGGAAATGCAAGCAGATGCAGAGGCTCAATTAACAGAGTCTAAAGCAGATGATGATGCAGAGAAACTAACAGAACCAGAAGCTGATGAAGATGCAGAAGTTGATGCATCTCTTAAAGAAGCTGATGATGATAAAAAGAGCTATAATATGAGTGAGTCTAATATCATGTTATCAGAAGTGACTGCACTACGTGAAGCTAACACGCAACTATCAAAACGCTTAGAAGCTATTGAAAGTGAAAAGCGTGCAGTTGAGATGCGTGAGGCGGTGGGCTCACTACTGCGTGAGGGTCGTATTGCACCGGCCGAAAAGGCTTTTGCTAATAAAGCTTTTGAGCTTAAAGAATTACAGCCTGAGTTCTGGCAGATGTTCTCAGAAAGACCTGCAAACACTGCAGTGCCACTGCAACAGATAGGGCATGGGGCATCAGGTGCTGAGATCACTAAACAAGCACTTGATACACGTATTAAAGAGACTGCCAAAGAAAAAAGCATCAGCTATTCTGAGGCCTTAAATTATGTTCAACAAAATCATTCTGATTTCTACAATAAAGCTATGGGGGTTTAATCATGGCTGATAATAATATCATTGTTTCATTTATTGCAGATGGTGCTATCACTGAATTTGCACTAGTCTCAGTTACCGCTGCAGGCAAGATCTCAGTTACAACTGCAGGCACAGACACTAGATGTGTAGGTGTTGCGCAACGTGCTTGTGCATCTGGTGACTCTGTAGAGGTGCTTGTGTCTGGGCTCACACGTGTGATTGCTGGTGCAACTATTGCAAACTCAATCTCATTAGTAATGGCTACTGCAGCAGGCAAAGTAACACCCCACACAGGGTCTACAAAATACAGCATTGGGCAAGTCATCCCAAATATTAATCAAGTAAGCTCAGTGGCGAATGATCAAATTCTGATCAACTTCACAGGCCCACAGAATCTAATTCCATAGGAGATAAACAATGGCATCATCTTATAGTAATTTGCATCCTGTTGATCAGATCTTAACTAGCCTCATTGCCGAAGCTATCCCAAGTGACGATCAATTAATTGCAGACAAAGTGTTAGAAAATATCACTATCCCTGAGCGCAGTGGCACTCTATTGCTAGAGCAAACACGCAACTTTATGGGTGCAGCAGCAGGCCTAGATCTAGAGCGTGCAGCAGGCTCATCACGTGCAATGATCGGCTCTTTTGATCGTAGCTCACAAACATTCAAAGCTCTGATCTATAGCGCATCTGATAGTATCGCTATGGAAGATATTTTTGATTCACAATATGCAGGTAGTGAAGAGGCACGCATTGCACGCAAAGTTGCACGTGTGCTTAAACTTGATCGTGAAAAGCGTTGTGCAGATGTGTTATTTGATGACACTACATTCACCACGTCTGCAGCAGCTGCAGGCTTTGGCACTGCCGGTGCAGAGCCTCTGTCTGAATTGTTTGATCTGAAAGACACAGTATTTGCAGCAGCACATGGCATCAACCCAGACACACTTATCTTAGGGCGTGATTGTTTTAGAGCACTTGCTAAGAATCCTGAGGTTCGTGGGTATGTTGGTGACTCATCACAAAACGGTGCATTTAGTTCAGGTAATCAGATCTTGAATGACGGTGCTGTAATTGCAGTGCTCAGAGATGTTTTGGGTATCCCTAACATTCATGTGGGGCAAGCACGCAGGGAAACTGCAGTTGCCGGTGCAACAAGCTCAGAAGCATACATCTGGGCCGGCACTAAGTGTTTCATGGGCATCTTACGTGGCTCTGATGCAGTAGTCCAAAAATCAGGTAATGTGAAAGGAATGCCTGTGGCAGCACTTAATCTACAATTCTCTGACATGGTCGCAGGCCAATATGACGCACTCGACCAGACTAGACGTTATGTATGGGGTGAAGAAGTAAACAGTTTTCATACTGTTGATTCAACCTTAGGCCACGTCTTAACAGGCTGTTAAAGTGTATGCGTTGTCAGTGTAGCCATACATTATTAAATGAGTCTGATGCAGACGTGCGTGCAGTTAATGATTTAACTAAGCAAGCAAAAGAGGCATCTGGCGTGATGGCTACATTGATCAAAGCTAGACGTGATCAGCTAAAAGCTGAAATCACAGCAGAAAAAGATTTTGAAAAAGCAATGAGTAAAAGCACTAAAGCTTTACTCGATACAATAGAGCAGGCAGTTGCAGAAGCAGGCCCAGATATATTGTTAAACGCATCAGATGAGCAACTGTTAGAGCTACTCATAAAAGGTGGCCTTGGTGTTGCTATTGATGACTTTATAACTCAGCAATCTAAAATTAGATCGAGCATAAGTAAAACACTCACAGCTGTTGAGCCCACGTTTAGCTTAGATAGTCTCACGTCTGAGATTGATGCACTTAGTGCACAGAATATAGAAACCATTTTTGAAGGCATAATTGTGCCATCAGTGAAACAAAACATCAGAGAGAGTTTGCTAGATTTAGAAGTAGCAGTACCATTGGCTACTGTGATGAGCAATCTGCAGACTACAATGAAAAGGGCAGAGAGTGGGCAACTCACAAAGATCAAGACTAAGATTTCACAATACGGCAGGGGCATCACAGCTATAGCTGCAGAAGTTGCAGGGCTAGATCATTATTTATACACCGGCCCAAAAGATGGCATCACACGTGATTTCTGCAGAGATCTAGTTAATAAAGTAGTAACTGAAAAGCAGATGAGCAAGCTAAACAATAAGCAAGGGTTGAGCGTTAAAACATCAGGCGGGGGCTATAACTGCAGACATTCGTGGTCACCTGTCACAGAGTCATTCATAGAAGCTGCAAAGCTTACTAGAGCTAAATCAAGTGACATAAGCAAAGCAAATGGAGATGCATAGCAATGCGTAAAACAATCACATCACTAGCACACAGATTTATCTGGTCACCACAGACACCGATTACAGGCACACCTGCGCTTAGTATTGCTAGCCCAATTGCTGTGAGTGAAAACCTTACTCGATTCACTAATGATTTAACAATCACAGCTATAGCATCTGACAGACGCACACTGACATTAAGCACAGCGCCTGCAAACTATTATAGAGAGCAGCAAGCAGGCTTTGTGCTTACTGCACATGATACACATTACTCAGTGCGAGTGGTGCGCCTAGGTGGCACACAAGCACTACTTGCAGAGCCGTTGCCACGTGAGATTGATTTATCTTCCAATGCTACACTACATCTGCCCACAAGCTTTGTAGATATAGCGGCCGGTGTATTGACTACATCAGGTTATTATACATGGGCTGTAGATTACACCCAATTATACATGGGGCAACTGCACAAAGATAAAGGCCTGTTGAAGGTCACACCCAGACCATTTAACACAGGGCTCACACACACTGAGCTTGTTGCATTGTTTGCTAATTTGGCTGACATGATACCTAGACGACAAGCTGATTTTAGTCAGCAAATAGAGTCAAGTTTAGAAGAGTTGACTTTAGCAATTAGGGCTCATCTAAACAGTGATCATATCACAGAAGACGAAGTGTTTAATCCTGAGTCATTTAAGCTAGCACACGCTTATTGTGCAGCAGCTATCATCTATGAGCAGGCTTTACAGTTTGATCACGCAGAGGCTATGCGCACAAGATGTGCAGAACTATTAGATCGAGCATTGCAGAGCATTGCATTAGATCTAGATGGAGATGGGGTGGTAGATGATGGTGAGGAAAGCTTGCAGAGAAGTGGGGGCAGTGACACAGACTTTAGGGCATCATGGAAGGGTTACACTAAAAAAGATAATGATCTAACATTCACACCGGCAAGGGGGATGAGACACTAATGTCTGCTAAGATTGCCATCAATGTGCCTAGGACACTTTGGACTGCACAAGACACAATGAAGCTTGCACAAAACACGCTTGCTTCTATTAAGTTGCGCACAAGCAGGGGCATAGATGCCAATGGTAAAGGGTTTAAGAAGTACAGTAAAAAAGCTTTGTATGTTTCTAAACGTGGTGCACGCTTATCACCTAAGGGGGGCAGGCCTTCACGCACCGGTAAGTCAGTTTATTATGCCGGTGGTTATGAACAATACAAGCGTGATAGTAAAAAGGTTGATGATGATGTTCTAGTAGATCTGGTGTTGAGTGGTCAGTTAATGAATAATCTTATTGTCACTGATGCCACTGCTACTGAGTTTAAAATAGGACTTACAAAGCACGTATCAAGCTATGGTTATCATGTAAATGAGAAGCGTGAATTCTTAGGTTTGTCACCAGATGATGTGAAGATTTTAACTGAGTCTGTTAATATTGAGATCAGAAAAAAGCTAGGATTACGCAAATGAGCCAAGGCACATTCTCAGCACTCAAATATTTAGAGAACTCAATAGAGAGCATCACACCCAAATCAGATGCACACCATGGTTTTGTAGCGACTAATAGAGGTGATGGCTACACTGCAGCACTTGAAGATAGGCCAAACTCTAACCGATATTTTGAGCTAGAGCTTGAAGGGTTAGCACAAGATGATGGTCAAGCAGGGCTCAGTGGGCGCAAGCGCATCAGGGTTAATTGTCGAGTGCGCTATGATATCCCACAAGACCAAGGCTATATTAAGCGCATGATTAATGAAGACACAAGCTCATTAATCAACACACTAAAAGGGCCAAACTATGACACTGTAAACACAGGCATAGTCTCACTAATCCCACTAACACCCCTGCTAGAATCTGTGCTAGATGCACAGGGTGATACATTCGCATTTATGTTATCTCTAGCTTTTGACTTGTTATATTTGGAGGCATAAAATGACAGTTACACACAGATCACTATCAGTCGCTTTAGAAGGGCTTGCGGACTTTGGCTCACTTGGCACAGATGGCATCCCATCAGCAAGCGGCTTGTTGTTTGATTCTATCCCTTGCGAGCGTGACCCCATCATCATCAGTGGTGAGCCGGTCATCAGTGAACGCAATGATGCAAGGGATGGCCCATACTTTGTGCCACCAGAGAATGACACAGTGTTTAATAGCTCTGGCAATAGAGTGCACAGACGCACAGGTCAGATCACAGTACGTGTTGATCTTACAACCATTGGCAGCACCCCTGCTGACTATAGTGCAAACTATTTAGGCTATTTATTGGGCGCAGGTTTCTTAACACAAGTTCCTTCGCCTAACGCTAAAATAGATACTCCATCTGCTAAAACATCAGTAAATCAATACACACCATCTGCTGCTTATGCAGAAGCAGACACAGGCACATTGTTAAGCACAACGATTGCAGGGCGTGCAGAGTATAGCGCAGTGACTGACAGTGATCTTGCCGGTGATGTGACTATCTCACCTGCATTTAGCTCAACATCATTTACAGACGTGCAAGGCCTGCAGACTTGGTATGTGCCAAGCCGTACAGCATCTGGCACATATACACGCTCATTAGCTTTTAGGGTTGATGGTGTGAATTTTAGGACTTTTGCTTTTGGCTGTGTGCTTGAAAGTGTCAGCATCAGTCTAGACAATGGCAGACTGATGGGTGATTTTGTTTATAACTCAGCATATATCACTGATGATCATGATAATGCAGTAGGCCCAATTGAGCCGAGCTACAACGCAGGCAATGCACCATTTTTCAGAGGCTCATATGTAGTCATTAGTGATGGCTCACCTGCAAGCTTAACAAATGGCACAGCGGGTGAAACACAAGGGCGCATTGCTTTAGATGTTGAAGACTTCTCATTAACAGTAACTAACACTCTCACACCGTTGGGTCATTCAAATAGCATTTTAGCTATGAGTGGGATGGATATATCAGATGTAAATGTTGAGCTTAGTTTAACATTGAGCACTGTAAACACTGCTATCAAAAATGACTTTTTAAATCGAGTAGTGAGACAGGTGCTTGTAGGCACAGGACCGGTGGGCAATGGCCTTGGCTGTGCCATCATGTTGCCTGCTGCTATGCTAAATAATGACCCCAACATTTATGATGTTGCAGGAAATGATATTGTGCGCCAGACTCTCACATATAGTCAAAGCAGGTATGCAGGTGATTTCTCAGGTGTTGATGCATATGAAAGCAATGCCGGCTGCTCACCATTTAAACTAGGGTTAGGTGTATAAAATGGCGTTATCGTTTGTCACAAGTGCAAATATATCAGTAAACGTAGTAGCTACGTGTGATGCATCTGTAGAGTGTACAGACGCAGAAAAGTCAGCTTATCTGTCGAGTGGTGATCTAGATGATTTAAGCTTTGTGGGTGATGAGGCTACCACATTTACACTTAAAGCACTAAGCCCATCTGACAGAGAAGATGCAGAGCAGAGGGCCGGTGCGTATAAGCGCAGTGAGCTTGGCAGATTATTGTGGACAGAAGCACCATTAGACAAGCATGAGCGTGCAAGATGGCATCATGAGCTAACAGATGATGAGCGTGAGGCAATGAGTGATTATCAAGCTTATTTAGAGCGTGTATATATTGAGATGCTTAATAGTTCATTAACACATATTGACGGCAAGCCTGCTGATGCAGATCAAGTGCAATTGATCAGACCTGATGCACAACGTGCTTTAACTATCTCAGAATTAGTGGTGCACATACAACGCATTAGTCTGCTTGGTACTGAGGGAAAATTGCACTAGCCTCAGCTATATGGCTCAACCATAGCGGGGGCAGATCATGGGCCTGTGAACAATGCAGAACTAAAAAAGGTTTACGTGCACTTAGGGGCAATTGTGGGGGCGTGTTCAAGCAAGGCTTGCCACAAGCTGAGCAAGATGAGTCAGGCCTTTTCATGATGGGCTATAGAGTAGCACCAGACAGTGGTGATAGTTATTCAGACTATAAAATACGTTCATGCCCTGTAGCAGGTGCAAACAGAATGGCATCATTAGTGCAAGCATATCAAAGGCACAAGGCCGGTTTACTACCAATTAGCCAAAGCTACCCCACTCCATCCTGTGCGCTTATTGAAGCAATAGAGATATTGCACTATAATGCCGAAGAGTCACAGTATAGAACTAATCAGCAAATGATGAGAGAAGCACAAAATGTCAAATCAAGTAGAAATTGATGTAGTTCTATCTGGTGCAGAGGAAGCAAGCAGGGGGCTCAATGGCATTGGTGAAACTGCAGGTCAGATGGCTGAGCGGTTTAGTGATGAGAATGGCAAACTAGGTGAGGGCTTAGGTGAGTTAGCAGGCAATGTTGAAGGGCTTGTGGGCTCATTTAAAGAATTTGGGCAAGTAGCTACAACGGTGGGTAAGGGTAGCAAGATGAGCTTTATGGCTTTAGTGCCGGCCATTGGTGCAGTGGTGGGCGCAGGCTTTGCACTATATGAAACGTACTTAAACATCTCAGGGGCAGCAGAAGATGCAGAGAAAACTACTGAGGCCATGGCAGCAGCAGCATCTGATCTAGAAAGCAAGCTTGAAGCATTAGCAGAAAAAGGTGTCATCCCTGCAACAGAGGCACTTGATGATTTTATTAGATCTAACATCAAAGCACAGTTTTCAAAAGAAATGCTTCAAACTGCAGTAGAAAAGTTACGTGATGAGTTTGAAGACTTACATGATGCAGAGCAAGCAGTCGAAGCTGCTAGAGAAGGTCAAGAGAGTTTTGTTGATGTTTTGCGTGCCTCAGTGGCTGGTGTTAGTGCACTCAAAGTAGCACAGGATGATCTAGCAGATGCAAC